TATTTAAATTTATTTATCATATTTTCAAATAAATAAAAATGATTACTAATATTAACAGGTGTTAAATAAAAAGTGTGTGTAAAATATAAATTATTATCTTTCTTAAAAGTCATATCTTTATTATAATACCAGGGAAAATAATCTCCCATTAAATTATTTTGTATATTTTTAAAATCATTATCTCCTAAAAAATTATCAATTACTTTAATTTTAGACATCCTTAACCATTTCCTTTGGAACTGCAGTTATATTCCAATGTATAAATCTAAAAGGATCAATCCCAAAATCTACACTAAACTCGTGTTCTAAAAATCCTGGAAATATAATTAATGTTCCAGGTGTTGGTTTAAAATGTATAAGTTCACTACCACCTAGTAAACCTTTTTGATTTGGTTTTATTTTTAATTTAGTAGCACGTGCACCTGTTCTCGGTTCGTGAAATACTGGCATAGATGTTTTATCACTGCATTTTAAAAAGTAAAATCCTGATACGTGTTGATTCCAATGTATGTGTGCTGAATGATGACCACCTCCTTTTTTAGCAAACTCTTGTACCCACATTTCACTAAATATAGTTGTGTATTGTTGCATATCAAAACCTTGATGATCTAAATATTCCCAAGACTTTTGACCAATATAATTTCTAAAATCTATAAAATCATTATCAGCTGTAAGTGGTGTTGAGTGATATGATCTTCCAAAGTCACCAAACTTTTTTATATGTGCTTTAGCTTCTGAATTATTTTTAGCCTCTTTAATATATTTATTAGATGCTTTAGTTAATGATTTTACAAACTCTGGTTTTTGTTCTGACCAAATGGTTGTGTTAAAATAGTTATTAATGTACATTTTTATTTATATTGAAAGCGAATGTCACTCTTTCATACCTTTCTTTTTGTTTGTTGACTTTGTGTAACAATGTAGATGGAAATATTATCATATCTCCTTTTTTTCCTATAAAATTAAATTTTTCTTCTGGAAAAATAGTTTCATCTTTTTTATTATTTAAAAAAATAACTCCTGAAAAAAAACCAGCATGGTTATGTAAAGAGTTACTATTATTTTTATAAGAATAATTTATCCATACATCATATTGATCAAAATGTCCGTTCCATTTTCTTATAAAAAATTTTCTATGATTTTCATTTGTTAAAAGACCTGATAATCTTAAAACATAAGAAAGCCAATAGGAATCGTCTATTAATCTAGGTGGTACAGAAACTTGATAATTATTAGTTTTAGAACCTATGTTTTCATGTAGTTTTAAAAAAGACAAAGGATGTTTTTTTATTTTGTCACATTCTTTTTTCCAACAAGATAATTCTTTTACTATTTGTTTTGGAAGTTTTGTATGTGTTATGTTTTTAGAAATCATTGTATATTTTATCATTTATATGGTTGTCCTACATTCCAAACAACAAGACTATATCTTGTGCCTGATGTTACTGGTTTTACTCTATGCCATACAAAAGAAGGAAATACAATTATAGAACCTTTGGGTAAAATCTCTTTTGCTTTTCTTAAATGTTTAGCTTCATCTCTCATATGTGGATCATAGTTTCTAAAATCAAATTCTAGTTCTCCACCTGTGTATTCTGAGCCATCTGTTAATTGACAAGTCATAGATAATTTTCGAATTTTACCTTTGTCAGGCCCTTCTTTTTCATAAGGTTTATTCCAAGCATCACAATGCCAATCGTAATATTGATTATGTTTATATTTTGTAAATTGACAAGATTCCGATCTATCCCACTCAAAGTTCCAACCTGCATTTTTATTAGCCATATGAATGTATGGTTGTATTTCTCTATATATCCAATTTTCATTTAACCAAACTAAATCTGATTTTCTTTTTATTTGCATATTTTTAATTTGATCTTTGCTTAATTTTTCATCATTATATCCACCTGTTCTAGCTATTAATTCTTCTTTTGAATTTGCATAAGCTATTACATCATCACAAAACTTTGGTGTAAGCACACCACTAAAATACCAATAGTAATTAGATATATTCATAAGTTATTGTGTGTACAAAATTTAATGAATCTTTTTGATTATTAGTTAGATAGTACATATTAGTTGATGGAAACAATATAAACATATTATTTTTAAGTTCTAAATCCCAAGACCTATTTTTACGTCTATTGTCATCATAAAATATTTTAACAAAACAATTTTTAACTTTTACACCATATAATAATGTATAATCTGGTGAGTTGCGTAAATCTACTGGATCTACAGTTAATAATGGGACTGTAGTTTCGTTTGGTTTATATATATTTCCCCACATATTTTTATTAATTAAATTAAAATTATGTTCAACACCAATATGTTCTCTTAAATAAGTGTTTAATATATTCCAAGGTTTTGAGTAAGGAAAATCTTTATTGTGAAGTACTGATTTTAATATATCGTTTTGTAGTTTATCTCGATCAATGTCCCAATTTTTAGGCATTGCCACATCACCAAAATATAAGGCTTGTTCTGTTAAAACTTTCTTTTGCATACCACCACCATTTTTAATTTATGCTTTCCTGTCTATCAAGTCCCAAGTTGTGTTATCTTCATTCCAAGAATAATCCCACATATGAGTACCTGCTATGTTTTGTGATTCTTGTTCAGCTGTCAATGCTGGAACATCACCTAGTGGTGATTTCCAAGAAGCTGATTCCATGTGTTTTACCCAAGAAGCGTAAGGTTTTTTAGGCCAAAAGATTTGATCATCTTCGTCCCAAGTCATACCTATACCTGCGTAGTTACCTCTTAATGCTGTACCACCATTATTGTGTGTGCCATTATTTGTATTGTAAGATGTTTGAATCCACATTTCTGCAGGCCAATTATTATGTAATTGTAAATATTCTTGACCTACTCTTTCGTCTTCAACACCGTCAGCGTTAAGCATATCAGAATCATTTAAAGTTAATACCGCTATAACTTTATTGTTAGTTCCTAATTTTGCAAAATGTGCCATAATTATCTCCTATTGAAATTTGTACCTTATCATTACTATACCTGAACCACCTTGACCACCATTTGCTGCTCCAGGATATCTAGCTGCAGCTCCACCACCTCCACCAGTATTAACTGTTCCGGGAGTTGCTGCGGGACCAGGTGTAGGAGTATCACCTCCAGTTCCAGGTCCACCACCGCCAGATCCACCACCACCTGAACTTTGTGGTTGTATTAAAGCACCACCGCCACCACCGGCAAAAAATCTTCCTGCAGGTCCTGGTGTACCATAACACGCTGAAACTGCTGGTCCTATATATGCATCAGCTACTTCTGTACCAGGTCCACCTCCAGTTCCTGTACTTGCTGTACCACACGCACCACCGCCGCCACCACCTGCTCCACCATATCGTCCAAGGGCTCTAGGTCCACCGTCTGCACCTTGAGGAGGAGTTACTGGAGGTGTATTTCCTGCTCCACCTGGCCCACTACCAGTTGGGTTAGAACCTCCGCCACCGCCAGATCCACCATCAGCATTTGGTCCACCACCACCTGCTGATGTTATTGTTGAAAATGTTGAAGCGGTTCCTGGGGTACTTGGTTGTATAGTACCACCTGCACCAACCACTATTTCAAAAGCTCCTGCTGCACCTGTAAAACAAGTTCCTGGATAATTAAATCTCATTCCACCAGCACCACCAGCACCACTTGAATAATGTGGACTACTTCCATTTGGAGAACCACCACCAGCTCCTCCACCAGCTACTACTAAATATTCTACAGCATTAGGATTACCTGAAGGACCTGGAGCTGTACCGTTGACTTGAAAAGTTCCTGGGCCTGTAAAAATATGTGTTCTATAATCACCAGTAGTTACTTCTGTTCCACCTGTTGCTGCAAAAAATAAAGTTGGTACAAGACCTGCATCAGTATCAACTGTATTAATCCAACCTTGTGTTGCATCTACATACACAAGTTCTAATGTTTGTCCATTTGTTGCTCCAGTTAAAGCAGCATTTACACCACTAATTTTGTCTGTTCCATTTGGAGCAATTGATATAGCATTTGTTCCAAAAGTTCTTGCATAGTCATTAACTGATACTATTGCTCCAGCAACACCTGCTGGCAAATTAACTGTAAAAACACCACCTGATGTATCACAAAAATAACCTTCACCAGCAACTGCTGTAAAAGTTGCAGTTTTTTTAGTTGTAACCCATGATGTTCCACCACTACTAGCATCAGCAAAAGTTGGAGGTGCACCTGCACCTGCTGAAGTTAAAACTTGACCACATGTTCCTGTTGCTACTGCAACTGGATTACCACTTGCATCATAAGAAATTATATTTCCATCTGTACCTGGTGCCATTTTTGCTAATGTCACAGCGTCATCTGCAATTTTAGCTGAAGTCACGGCATCGTCTGCAATCTTAGCAGTAGTTACTGCA